CTCCAAAGCTAACTTTTTTAATTTTTTTAGTTTTTGGGTTACGAACGTAAACATAGAATTTTTTAGATCCTCCACGGTGTGGTTTTCCTAGTGGTGGATTTTTCTTTTTATCTTTTGCTTCATCTATTTCATCTTCCTCCAACATAGGTAAATCTAAAGGTACTTTTACACCTTCATATATTCCATATTCACCTAAACTAGTTTCAGTTAAAATTTCAGTATCTAATTCGTTGACGTGAATAGCTTCACGAACATACAGATAACGAGCTTCCGACCATAAATCAAGGAAAGCTTCAGAGCCATAACGGAATGTGTTTTCGGTAAGTGGCAATTTGTTATCAACGTGATATTGCAGATTTTCCGTTACTATAATTTGTTTTCCTAAACTTTCATTTATCAATACACCTGGGTTTCCTACATTTTCACAAGTGTGGCATCCACAATTGCAACTGTCTTTTTTAGGGGGTGTTGATAATACTTCTTTTATGAGTTGTCTTAAACGTTCCATTATCCAAATATTTTACCAAAATCTAAATATATAGCACTTTGTTTAGCAGCAAAATTATCTAATAGGTTTTCGCTATTTTCTATTTTTTCAAAGTCTATCTTAAAAAATTTAATATTACCGTTTTTTAAAACATTAGCTAAGTAATTTCCATCTCCTGGTTTTCTACTTAATTTAGATTCAATCATTTTAGATGCCATTGCTTGAGCACCTTCTTTAGCTTCTGTTGGGTTTTTTAAAGTTGAATTTACAGTATCTATATTTTGTTTAATAATAGCAAATACATTATATTGAGAAGCTAATCTTTCTAAATCTGGGATTCGTTCAAGTTCTAGCAATTGTTCGAATGCAGGGATAAGATCTGTACCTTTAAAATTGGTTGGGTTAATAGCAGGGCCTTTTTCTTTACTTCCTAAAGCCTCACTTAACGCTCTAATACCAAATATAATACTTAATAGTTGAAGATTATCTCTATCGGTTCCAAATCGACCTAAACCAATTTTACCTACGTGAGATTTATATGCTTTTACTTCAACACCGTTACCATTTATAAACAAATCAGGATCATCACCTGATCTACCTATTTTAACATCGTTTCCTGAGTATTGGTAGAGCCAATAAAGGGCAACTTCACCGTTACCTACACCTTTAGTTTCACCTTCTTCTTCTCCTTTTTTAGGAGGAGCAACATTATATAGTTTATCAAAAGTTGGTTTATCATCATGACTTACCTGCTCTACAAAAGTACTATCTTTTAAAGTATATTTTCCTCTAGGTTTTGGGATAGGTTCACCTTCTTTTAAACCTAAAGCTTTTCGAATTACATTATCATATATATCTTCTTCAGTTCCTTCAGTAATAGTAGAAGGTTTTTCTAAAGTTTCATTCAACAGTGTGTTAAGCAATTCAACATCCTTAGGATCCTTCATATCAGGATACCCTTTAGGAAATTTATAAGATATACTATGTAAAAATTTTTCTAAAACGTCCATTATGCTGTTGGTGTTTCTTCAGGTGTTTCTGTTGGTGGAGTTTCTTCTGCTGGTGGTTGTTCAGCTGCTAGTTCTGCGTCTGTTTGAGCGCTTTCTATTTCTTTAGCTCCATATCTTAAAATGCGAGATATAGCTTCTGCTGCTCTTTCCTCTTCAGGTAAATTTAACAGGTAATATTTTTTACCTTCAATTTGTGCTACCCAACTACGTTTACCATACAATAGATAAAATTCTTGATTATTTTTTAAATTAATACGGAATGTTGTAGGGCGAGGAGCAACCCAGTTTATTGATGATAAGAACATACTAAATTCGTCTGTCAACAAATCTATTAAGACTTGTTTTAACTCTGGGAATTTGGTCAATTCATCATATTCAACAGCATCTAATTCTGCTTGTTGTCTACTTTTGACTACTTCCGGAGCTAGGTTACGTATTTTTTGTATGAGTTCTTCTCTAGTCATTATTTGTTGCCTTTAAGACGTTGCATTATTTTTTCAGTCAACGCGGTTATCATTGGTGATTTTGCAGGTAAATTTTCATCTTCACCTTTTAGATAACCGTGTACTGAATTTAGGTAATCTTCTGCTTTGGTAAGTTTTGCTTGAACCCAAGCGTCCAATTGTTCTCCATCTGAGATCATGGATTTTAGAGCTGTTGCTAAATCAACGATGTTAGATAATTGGCTTTGAGCCATATCACTTTCATCATCTCTTTGCATCCAATCATCTTCATTTAGATTTTTTTGAATAGCAGCGTTACGTGCCATCAAATAATCTTTAGAATCAATTTTTCCATCGTCGTTTAAATCTTTACCTTTTTTTTCTTCGATAGGATTCATTAAAGCGGCCTTAACCATTTCTTTAAGTTTTTGATCTTGTTTCATAGGTTCTTCAGATTTGTTTTTTACAATATTTGTTGCTCGACCATACATAACCCTTTCAGCATCTTTGCCAAACTTTTTAACAAGTTGTGTTTTGTTTTTTTTCATACCCATGATTATTTTTTCACGGGCTGCTAATTCTGCTGGGGTTAGTTTACGTTCGTTTAGCATCTAAATATTAAGCTTTGTCTTCTGCTGAGGATGTTTTCTTAAATTCGCCAGCTAATTTTTTCAATTCGCTAGCAGCTTTACGAGCGCGTCCATGTGCAGCTTTTGCTGTTTTTGAGTTTTCATTTTTAACTACCTCTAGTAGTTCTTCCATTTTTGAAACTAATTCTTGTGTGTTCATAGATTTTATTATTTATAGATTTAATTATTTTACAATGTATTGGCGAGTAAAAAATGTAATTGTATTACCGATTTGGTCTACTAATTTTTCATCTCCTTTTTGTTTAGCAAATTCAAGTGCTGTTTCAAGATTAGTCATGATTTCTTTTTCATCCCCTGATAGATTTGCTGTGGTATCCATTTCAGCATCTGGTTGGAATTCTTCAGTATCTGTTACTTCAACATCATCTACTGTTTCTTCATCTTTTTTAGCTTCGTCAATTTCTTCTTCGTAATCTACAGGGGTATCCTCTAAATCATTGAAATGAGAAAAGTATGAATATTCATCATCTCCAAGATCTTCTTCTTCATCGTAATCAGCGTAATCTGTATTTTCATATACTGAAGCTGTAGAACCAGCTGCTAATTTTTGCATGAATGATCTAGTGTCACCGAAAAGAACTCTTTTAAATTCATTCATATTACCAGTAACATCACTATCTACATTTCTAATAGCTAAAAATGCTTTAAGAGCTTTTTCAAGTAAACCACTTTCTTTTGCTATAGTTGCTTTTTCTTGTGGAGTTGAAGCTGATTGAATTTTTTCAACTATATCTTTATTATCGCTCATAAGTTTAGCAATAACAGTTTTATAGTTTACTTTTTCTTTATTTTTGAATATGTTAAAAGCTTCATCTACTGGGTCGTATGCACTAGTTGTATCGTTAACATCTAGGTCTAATTCAGCTAAAATCATTTCACGGATTTTATCACGCATCGATTTTTCTTTATATTTTGATTCAGCTAAAAACGGATTGAATTGCTCAAACGTTTTGTTTTCTTTTAAAAATTTTTTTAAATCAAAGTTATCTTTCATTTTTTCTTGTTATTTGTTGTCTTATATAAATATTCGGAAAGAAGTGTTCCTATCACTCCTACTTTCTGTCTTATGACAATCCATTCATTTTTTGTAACATGATGTTTTTCTTTGAATGAAATACCCATTACACCTATCAAATGATTATCTAAACTATATAAACCAAGCATACACATAGATTTAGTTCCAAATTGTGTAGTCATATATTCTAAACCTAAAGTATCTTCAACTACTGTAACATCATCTATTGTAATTTCACTTTCTTGATATACTTTAGAAAGTACTCTAGGAAATAAAGATACAGGTATATTTTGGAAAGTGTGTTGGATTGGAAGTAAGTTTGGAGTTGATTTTTCGTAGAATATAGAAAATTTCTGGATTGATTTGCCTGTTGGGTAAAAATGGCCTCCATTATGGAATTGGGCAATCCATACTCTATCACATTTTATTTCATGAAGAATTTCTTCAATTTGGGTGTCTATTAAAGTAGAAGCATCCAATGCCTCACGCATTGGAGTTATATCATCTTTTTTCTCTAGTTTAATTCGAACCCAACTTACTACAATGGGTCCAATTACTGCGGTTATTAAGGCTACGGCTATAGTTGTAATTACGGTAAGCATCTATTTATGTTTTAAGTTTTCTAGGTATTCAATTACTTCATTGTAAGCTTCTTCTGCTCGTTCTTGATTAACAGAACCGATCCATCTTTCAACTTCACCACTTTCAGTAACTGTTCCCATATTGCTTTCTTCCATTCTTTCTTTATAGAAAGCTTTATATTCTTCTATTGCTTGATCTATTTCAGCGTTATAAGTGTCTTTAACATAATCTTCCCATTTGCCCTCTAATTTGAGTTTAGTTTCAAATCCAGCACGGCAATCAACACATGTACCATATGATTTATAGTAGAATGGATCTAATTGTTTATCCATAACCCCTTTACATGTAGGACAAAACATTGGAACTGTTACTTTTTTGAATTTATCCATTTTAGTAACATTTTGTTTTATACCGTCTTTAATAGTCCATGTACGATTATCTTCTTCCCATACATCACCTTCATTATGGTCTTCTATTTCTTTTGTATAACCTATTCCGTGAGAGATTCTTTCACCGCCTTTACCTTTTACAAGGTTACGAACACGTTGAATATCCTTTTCAGAGAATTGTTTTTTTAAAACGTTGTCTTGCATCTTATAAACCTAATTTTTTTAATTGTTTAATTGTATTGTCTGCTGAGGTATGTAGGATTCCAATTCCACCTTCAGCAATCCATCCTTTTATATTATCTGCTCTATCATCTATTAAAATATGATAGCGGCCAGCATAATTCTTTTTATCTGCGGCCTTAGCTAATATTAATTTTGTTCCAGCTAAATGTTTTTTAACCCAAAGACGTTTTCCTAAACGTGATGATTCTTCTTTTGAAGGCGCTGAGAGTAATATTGGGTTATATGGTTTAATATAGTTCCATAATGTTTTTCCATCAGGCATCCATTTCATTCCTACCCAGTATCCAACTCCGGCTTTACCTATTAGGTTCCAGAATTTTTCAGTTCCATATTTTGATTCATATTCTCTTGGGCCCATTCCAGAGAAATAATCAAAACGTTCATCAAAGTCAGTTAATACACCATCCATATCACAATAGATAGTATATTTTTGGGCTTCTTTTTCTTGTTCGATTTCTTTAATTGTATTATATATTTCTAGTAAGTCTATCATTTTAAAATTTTGGTAAAGATAATGCCTTAGCTCGTTCCCTCCAAAGATCTAAAATCTCTTCTTTTTCTTGAGGTGTTATATTTTGAGCACTTAAATAATCATTTATGACATCAATGAATGGACGTTTTTCTTTTTTAGCTCTAAAATACATTCCTTGTAAATTAGCGTCTATTTCTTTTTCAAGTTTAAAATATTCTGCTTTAGGAAGCATTTTAGCATCAATTATATTTCTAATCAATTGATCATCCTCCATAAACTTGCCAGATTTTAAATTAAAACCTTCACCGTGAGTTAAATGTTCAATTTCATGTCTAACAACATCTTTTAAATTCATTGATATTTCAGACCACATTTTAGGTAAAAGTTCAGGATCTACTTCAAATCGAATTTCTAAATAATCAGTTTCAGAATCAGCTCCACCATCAATAGTTAAGTCATTTAACCCAGGTACAAATGAAATATTAGCATCCACATCTACCATTATATCTTCAGTTTCAAATGAATCTTCTAAACGTGATTCTGAAGATCCGTTTTCAAAATCTTGTTTCCATTGATTAAGAATCTGGGATGATATAGTGTTAGATATCTTATCGTATCTACCTTCGTTTATTGTTTGTTTTGGGTTTTTTAAACTGTCTTCCCAGTTTCTAAAGCACATATTACCTTTTTCATATGCTTCTCTTTCAATTTCAGGTAATGCTCCGTCTTCGTTTGTATTACTTGTATTGATATTGTCTAATCTACCTTCACAGTTTTGCATGTGGTGGATCATTTCGTGCGCGAATGAACGCATGACATCCTTTGGATGACGATTCAATGTATATAATACAATTAAGCGTTGATTCGGGTCGTAATATGCTGTTTTTCCAAAGAAATTACCTGCGTTTTCATGGTCATTGTTAACAAATCTAACTTTAGGTAATGGTTTAATGTTCATACCCTGATTAACCATATATTCGGTTAATGATTTGATTCGAGTAGGGTATTCATTTTTTGTTTCAGTAGGTTGGATATCTTCTCTAATAACAGATTTGACATAATCAAATACTAGATCTTTTTCATCTTCTGACAATTCGTCAGGAATGTATTTAAAAAATTCTTCTTTTGATTGAGCTGCTTCTCTAGCTTTGGTTCCGCTAATTCCACCTTCGGTTTCAATGTTTAGAACTTCAACATTTTTGCCATACTTTTCAAAAAATTCTTTGCGTTGTGTAAAATCCTTAATATCATTTTCGTCTCCTATTCTTGTTCCCACTACAGCATATGTTTTACTATCTGGGTTTTCTTCAAGATAGTTTTTAATATATGAAAGTGGGGATTGTGCTTTAACTATTTCTACTTTATTGGGTAAATATTTTTTATAGATATTCCATATTGAATATGATTCATCTTGAGATATATTGTTACGTAAACCGCTTCCAACAACAACATAAAATTTATCTATTTCTGGGTGTTGTTCTAGGGTTTGTTTAACAACTTCAAAATGTCCTTTTGTGGGTGGTTTAAATCCACCACCGTATAAAGCTGTTACTTTAGATTCTTGTTCTAACAGCCCCATCAATAAAAATTTTGATAGTTTATTCATTTGTAAATTTATTTACTTTTTGTTTGGCTGTTTCAAAATCATCAAACATACGTTCTATGTTTAAAAGTGTTTTAATTTCTTGATTTGTTTTTTCTTTTTCAGCTTTTGATTTTTCTAGCTCCTCAGGTGTTTTAGGTTTACCTTGAGGCATAGGAAACATTTTTTGGATTCGTTCAGGATCAAAAGACAGATCAACTTCATAATCTGGGGGGTCATTATTGATTATAACAATATTATCTTCAAATGCTTGTTTGTATGTATCAATATTTGAAACTAAACCTTGCCAACTTTTTAATACGGCTACTGTAGGTAAACTTCTACCTCGTTCAGCGTTTCGTTTTAAAGAAGTCATAGGAGAAACATATATTAATATCATAAACGTTTCATATCCTAGTGATTCTAGTTCTTGTTTTTTCTTTAAAATAGGCTTTGAAGCCGCTCCTGTACCATCTATTACAATGTTTTGAAGTGAGGTTACAGCTTGGGTTTCTTTTTCACGGGTTGTTGCCCTAGCTTTTCCCATTAATTTAGCTGCAACCGAAAGTTCTTCAGGGGACATTGAGGAAAAATCTTCTTTGCCCAATTCTTGTTTTAAGAGTGCTTCAAAGTCTTCATCCACATTTATTATTGTGAATCCTTTGATGCCTAGTTTATTTAGGATAAAAGTCTTTCCAGCGCCTGCCGGACCTGCCATAAAAATAGCTTTAGGTCCAGATTGGATTTCCTTTAATAGTTGAACTAGGCTTATCATACTTATACATATTACAGTTTTCGTTTAACTGATGTTCTGAATTCAGTAAATATTGGTGAATGTGTTGGGTTTTCTAGATCAAACAAACGTTTAACTGTTTTAAAAATGTCAATATTGTCTTCAAATGTACGAGTTGATTCTACTATTTCCCATCCCTTACCTTGCATTTTACCTTTTGCAGCCTTACGTTTAGAGGATTTAAGCCATAGAATACCGTAGCGATCTATCTTTTTACCAAAACATTCTTCATAACATTGTCCGTAAACGGCTGTTTGTAATTCATATGTTAATTGTAGATTGTTAGATGTTTTTAGGTCCAATAACCATATTTCTCCATTTATTTCAACAATTAAATCGCATGTACCTGCTACCTCTAATGTGTCTGAAAATAAATGTACTTCGGTTTCAATTAATGTAGGTTTAAATTCTTCCCAAAATTCTACAAAGCGAAGGAACATTTGCCATACATCTGGGTCATATTGTGGTTTTCCATTTGGGGATAAAAAGTTTAATTCTTCTCCATTAAGGTATCTTTCACTTAATTCGTGTACTAGGGTACCTTCTTCGGCTGCTCTTTTAACTATATGTTCAGAGGCAAAACCTACTTGTTTAAGCCAATTTTCAAAAAATTTACCTTTTGGATAATATTGTAAAACATATGTAACAGAGGGGTAATATTTACCATTTCTTCTATAGTATCTAGAATCGGGTAAGGTTATTTGTTGTGCATCATCCGATATTTCTAATATACGGTTATATGATTTTTTGATATTCTTTTTACTCATATCAATTGTAATTTATGCTCCATTAGTTTATAGTGTGTTAATGGAGTCGTATTTTGGATTAATTTTGTAAAATGTTCAAATCCCATTTCACTCGGGTCTTTCCCTTTAAGTTCTACTAAATATACTTCTTTACCTTCATTTAATAGTGTTTCGCAAAATTCTAGTGCTTTTTCTATAGCGTCATTATCTAAAGCAATGTATATTTTTTGTACTTTAGATGATACTATTTTTTTCATTAAACTGGGTTGGATATTTTTTCCAAATAAAGGTATAGCATTTCGTTTTATAGCCATAGCATCAAATGGCCCCTCACATAGTATAATGGGTAAATCCCAGTTAATAAACAATTCAAACGGTATTATATCGCGAGACGTTTCAGGGTTACGGTACTTAATGTAAGGGTCTTTTTCGAATGATCTCGCGGTAAAATAATTTAATTTACCGGTGCTATCATATGAAGGTATAACTACCATTTTAGCATATCGACCATATTCACAGTAACCCATATTGTATTTTAAAATATCGGTTTGGGTTATATTTCTTTTCTTTAAATATGCTAGTGCATGTCTAGAGGTAATACTGTTATCAAATGGTTTAAATTCTTTAGGCAATTCTAAAACATCATATGAAACAGTTTCGTTAACAAAAGCACCAGATTTTACAAGTGGTTTTAGTTGAGAAATTATTTCAGGAGATGCTTTTAACTGTTTAAATAAACTATGAACTGTTTTTCCTTTTTTTCCACACACCCAACAATTCCAAGGGTTGTGTCCTTGTTTATTTTCAGTAAAATTTACTTCTAATTTTGGTTTATGGTGATTACAAAAGGGACAATGGTAAGATTGGTTACCTCTAGCGGTACGTTTACTTTCTCCAAGTACGTTATTTACCAAATTGACTAATAGTTCATTTACCATAGTCTATAAAATATGAAACTAGTTTTGGGAAACAAAGTCTTTTCTAAAAAATTTACCTAATATATTGTCGTTTATCCAAATGTCTGAATCTTCTAAAACGTTTTGTTCAAAAAGATATTTACATTCATAATATGTTAGGAGTTTTTTGTTATCTACTAAACGTAAAATTTTACGTTCAAAGTCTTTTTGTTTACCCTGTTTTATTAACTCTAATATAGGTTTAGCAGAACCGTAATATGTTTTCCAATCTGATTCTTTTTTAACAGTTACAGTTGTAGGTTTACGGCCTGGGCCTGTTTGTTCGGCTAGTTCTTTTTTGGTGAGTTTTTTCTTTACATTGTGGTAAAGTGATTTTTT